ACCAGTATTTTCTTACCAGCGGTAACCGGTACGGGGGGCTGAATAACCGTCGCACTTTCCTCGGTTTCCGCTTCGGTCCTCACCCAGCCCTGGTTCAGATGAAATTCCAGCGCTTCGGGACTGGTAACTATGTAGGGGTCGCAGCCCTGTTTGTAAAGGGTAGTCTTCATACTACATACCACCCTTCATCATAGGCATTTTACCCTTCACGGGCATGCCTTTGGGCATAGCCAACTTCTTGACCTTTTTAATCTTCTTGACTTTTTTGACTTTGGGCATCGGTGCGGTTTTCATGGGTAATCTCCTTTTAGTTAGGGTGTGGAATCTCCGTTCACTTGCCGCTCAATGCAGACAATCGCACTGGCGGCGGTCACATTGGTAATTGTCACTGTTTTGACACCGGTGCCGGGCACTTCGGTCAGGCTGGCAAAAATTGGCATGTAGGCTGTATCCGAGTCCCACGACCGCTTGACTGTCACACCTACATAGGTAGCGTCTGTTACGGTGTAAGAAATGGCCGACGTATTGGCTACCGAATAGACCACCGTGCCCGCTGCCAGCACTGTATCACAACGATTTGCCAGCGTACCAGCATTATTGCGGATTAGCTTGATGGTCTGAATAAGCTGACCCTTGTTATTCAGATCCTGAGCAATCGGGCCCTCAGCGTATACCGCGTCACACGAACCGAGCACCACCACTAACATTACGTACCATAAAACTTTCACGGATTCACCTCCACGTACGCGATTGATCCTACAGTCTTAACGACCCCAAATTTCTCATTGACGGCCTGCATAACGCCCGGCCACGCCTGATTGTAGTCATGAAAGGCGATCAGCTTGCGGGCTTTGGGTAGCCAAGCTTCAATGTCCGCTTTGCAGCCCTCATAAGTGTGCTCCCCATCGATAAATACCATATCATAGTGAAAACCGGTTCTGGAAGCCGCTGATTCTACCGAAGACATTATATCAACCCGAAGATTGCCACGCTCCCCAACGTTCTGCATAAACTGACCATACACGTCTTCTCGGGCTACCGTATCCTCCAAGCTGCCGTTGCTCGACGGATCGTGGCCCGTCCAGTTGTCAACAGCGAGTACCAGCCCGGGACAGCCCCCAAGTAAAACCGACGTGCTGCGACCTTTCCAGCTGCCGATCTCCACCACCGACTCCATCCGTTGTGCCTGCTCGTACAGCCAGGTTAGTTCTTCTTCGGACATGAAACCATCGATCTGCAATGCCTTCACAATAGCCTCGGGTCGCGGTCTGGTCATGAAATCGTGCAGGTTGCCCTCATAATTCCGGCTGCCGGCATGAGTAAAAGTAATGTTTGGCAGCACCCACATCAACCCACCCGCTTCGGCCCACAGGTTGCAGAAGCCAAAGTCGTCGTAATACATCCGGCCGTCTTTGATATATTCGCCGAAGAAATTGTAGGTTTTTTTGTTGGTCATGCCGTCATTGTAGGCCAGTTCCGGATGGGCGGCTTGCAGCTTCTCAAATACGGAACGGTTAATCTTCATGAAGCCGGTTGCCAGTCCTTCGGCTTGCAGTACGCCGTCATGGAATACCGCCTTGCCGTCAGTGTCCTTCGCCAGCCGGACAGCATACTCTTCGCTATCCTGCTTCTTCGGGTAGGCGCCACCAATCATCGGCTCTTTGGCGATGATCAGGTCGTGGAACGCTCCAGGAGCGAAGCCCACGTCGGCATCGATGAAGATCATATCGCTGCAGTCCGACTCCATGAATTTGCGGGCCAAATTGTTACGGGCCATCGAAATGTAGGGCAGGCCCACCTCGTAACAGAACTGAAACGGGATGTTGCAGGCAAGTAATACCTGCAGTGCGTTCATCAGGCTTTGATGACAGTTCGCAAATATCTTCTTGTCAAAACTCGGTACGGCGACAAATATTTTTAAACCCTCGTACATTGGTGCTGCCCCCTTGGTCTGCCAGCAACGTACCACAGTCATAACACTAATGACAGTAAAAAAGCGAGCGGCCCGCAGACCGCCCGCCTATCTTATTACTATGCGCCTTTGATAGCTCCAAGGCCGGACTCGCTGAGTGCCTGCTGCAACTCATTGACGAGGTTAAGCAGCTGCACTTGACCGGTCCGGGCAGACAGAGCCACCCAGCTCCCTGGTGCGCCACCACCTGCGCCAACGGCGTTGAACACTCCTACCGTGTAAACTTCGGCAAGGGGGGTAATCGCGGCGGCAGTCACATTCTCGAAAGTAATGCCGAGCGTGTTGGCTGCTGTGACACGGCACCCCGCGATAACCAGACCCGGCTGGAAGGACGGTTTGTTGACAAACACCGTGCTGGGGCTGGAATTGATAAAGGGCAGACCGACAAAAGTAAAGGTCTGCTCGGCAGTTGTCTGAGCCGCCACACTGACCGGAGTCAGCAGATCGCTGTTCACCATAAACGGCACGACCGGTGACTGGCTCAGGACCGTCACACCATATATCTCAGTGGCAGAAGGGGTTACGGCAGCCTGCGTGGCGTTGATGAACGACAGCTGCAACGTGTTGGCAGCACTGATACGCCCGGTGCCGTTAAGCAGACCCACCGAAAGGGTCGGCTTGGAGATGCCTATCGGGATGTCGGTGACCAGCAGGCCGCTGACGGTCAAACCCTGTTCCGACGACGTGATCGACGCCACCGAAACCAGACCGGTGCCGACTACGCCATAGCTGATTACGTTGTCACCAGCCGGCATCGTATAGAGCCCGGCGATGGAGTACGCTTCGGAAGTCGGCGTAATCGCCGCCGAAGTCATGTTGACATAGGTAATGGCGATCTGGTTCGGACCGACAATACGACAGCCGCCGATAGCCAGACCGGCATTGGTAGTGGGCTTGGTAACCATCAGACCCATACCGGGGGAGATCGAGTTGCCACCGATAAAGCTGACGATGGGCGGTACGACGGCATTGTAGCCGCTACCGGCATTGGTAATGGTAACGCCGATAACCGTGCCTGCGCTCATAATCGGCAGAGCACTGGCACCCTTGCCGACCGGATCGACAATGAGGACAGTTGGGGGGGTGGTGTAGTTGGAACCCGCTGTCGGTACGTGGATATTCGACACGCCGCCCGCCGTATTGACGTAGGCCACTGCGGCCGCCGTTACCGGAACGAGGTTAAAAATCTGCTCGCTGGTTGTACCCACACCAGCAATCGCGCTGGCTGGAACAGCGGCGGGGGTGAGCACTTGGGAGTGAACCGGCAGGCCACGCAACAGAGCTACGTTGTAGACCTGGTTAGCCGTTGGTGTAACGGCTGTGGCGGTTGCATTGGACAGTACCAGCTGCAGGGTGTTGGCCGCGCTGATACGCGCACTATGCACCCCCATGCCCGCTTGGGCGGTTGGCTTGTTGATCGCCGCCACAAAGTCGGTAGTCAGCGGCCCGTTGCCAGCCGTAGTGCCGACAGTGATTGCCTGCTCGGCGGCGGTATTGGCCGCAATCGAGGCAACAGTCAGACTCTGCTGGTAAGTGACGACCTGGCCGCCAATACCGGCGACGCTGGGACCCTGCGCTGGGTTGGAACGCTGCATCACGGTGCCACCGTTGTAAAATGATATCGGGTCGGTAGCGTCGAGGCCGAGCGATACGCCGTCATCCTGATTTCCTGTGTAAATTCTAACTGACATAATTTCTCCTTGCCTGGCCGGGCATTTAGGTCCGGCTGGCGGTAATTAGGCCCATGCGGGCAGAAAACTTCAATTAAACCAGCTACTTACCTACCGGCTGATACGCGCGGCGAGTTGAGCCCTGGTGGTCAGCTGTCCGAAGAGAATATCGAAGCGGCTGATATAGAGGCGGTTGATAATGTCGAAGCCCCTGACGAACGACAGTGAAATGCCGTCTACCGACTCGCGGTATGCCATTTCCATACCCTTAGGCAGGTCAAGGTCGGCAGTAACGAAAGTAAAGGCATCCTTCTGGTAAGCCAGATTCTGACCGTAGGTGGTTGACGCAGCACCGGTCAGGAACACAATTGCACCACCGTTGGTCGGGCTGGCAGATACGTTCTGATACGCACCGGTAACGACAATGCCCGGAGAGAGAACAAACGGAATCAAACCGTTGGCATCGGCGGTATAAAAGCCCTGAGCAACCAGCACACCATTGACGAATACCGCCGGCGTGTAGTAAGCACTGGCACCCGGCGCCACGACGAACTGCTGCAACGAGCCGTAGTTGGTCTTGGCTTCGGGATGAACCTTGTTGCAGCCGACAGCAGTAAAAACCGAGCCGGTGGTAACGGTTGCGCCCGGAGTCCAGCCGCTTGTGTTAAAACCGGGGCCAGTCTGACCGGGACCGTTGGTCACGACGTTGGCAGAACCAGCCATCGTACCGTTGGTATGGGTCGGTATCAGTTCGTTCTCAAAGAAGTCGAAGCCGGACAGGTGGCCCATATCGCCGTCAAGATACTGTGAGCTGATCGCCTTGGACGGATTGAAGGTGTTTTGCAGACCGTTGACCAGACCTGCGGAAGTCGGGCTGTCTACCTGCACAAAGCGGCTGACACCCTTGGGAGCCAGCGACTGATTGAGCAGCGTTTTGGCACTCAGGAACGGCAGAATGGTTGCCGGAGTAACGCCAGGCGTACCGACAAACTGGTATACATCGGAATACAGGCGACTCAGCACCTCGGACTCCACACTGGCGGTAATCTGCGCCATACAGGGATCAAGGAAACGCTCGCCGAAGTCGTCAATTGACATGGTGAGGTCAATCGAGTTGATATCCAGATCCGCTCCGGCTACCGTTGACACGACCAGTGTTTCGGACTGCTCGTTGGTAGACTGCGGGCTGGCGGTCAGGCCACGACGGGCGGTGTACTGATTGGGCAGTCTGATACGGAGCGACTGGCCGATCTTGGCGCCGGACTGAGCGAAATTCTCGTCATACTGCCGGTTAATCGTGCCGAGGAACGCCGGTTTATTGTGTAATATGGCGAGGGCTTTTCTTGTTATTTTCAAATCTGTTAAATACGTGGACATAACGGTTTATCTCCTTTGAGATGTCCGCCTGGCATCTATCCTGCCACGTTCCCGCGCTATGTATTCCGACATGGGCAGCTTGTCTTCGTCAACGTCACCACTGGCGAAGGAGCCCACCGGTTTTACGGGATTAGGTGCAGAGGTCACATGCTTTACGGGTGGTATGGGTTTATTGATGATAGAGGCTTCAATCCGGCCGACTTCCCGTAGAGCGGAGGTCGGGCTGAGTGAGGCCAACCGGGTTGCTTCGGGCCGATTGTTGGCAAAATACCTGAGTAACTGTGGTCCTACATCCGACTCGCGGATCGCGTCCTGCATCGCGCCGGACAGAGGGATGTAGTTTGGCCCCTGGAGGTGAAAAGTTGACGCGATGACGGGAAGATCGGGGTCCAGTTCGGCGGCCTTGGTCAGCCGTTCCTGGAAAGTGCGGGTCGTTGCTGCTGCTTGTTCCTGTTGCCACCGTGCTGCCTGCTGCTGCTCAAACCTCTGCTCAGCATTATGAGTGGCGGTATCGATGATGTGCTGCCGGTCGGCTACCTGGAAGGCTTCAAAGCTCTCGAAGTCTTCTACTTGCGGTGCGGCGGGCGGCCCAGCCGGTACATGCGCGGCTGACGTTGTGGCTGGCGCCGGTGTGCTGGCCTGCAAGCCCTGATAGTAGGCGTTCTGCTCACGCAGCCGCTGGTTGTCAGCTTCGGCGGCCTGACGACGAGTACGTTCCGCTTTGACGGCGGCCACAGTACCGGTAACTGCCGGATCGTCGGCAGGCGGCTCATCAGGTGCAGCGGCGGGTGGCGCTCCGTCATCTGCGGGTGGCGCTCCGTCATCTGCGGGTGGCGCTCCGTCATCTGCGGGTGGCGCTCCGTCATCTGCGGGTGGCGCTCCGTCATCTGCGGGTGGCGGTCCGCCAGCGGGCGGCTCGTCGGGTGCATACATCAGCGATTTCTGCAACAGTTTGTGTAGCATGATCTAGCTCCTTGGTGTAACTCGCCCAGTTGGAGGGCTGGCGGCGCCCGGATTGTTACGCGCCCGTTGGTAGCACGGCGGCTGCTTACTGCAAACTATTTATTTTTTAATCCCTAGTAGCATCTTGGCGTGTCGCATTGCTTCGGCCTCGTTTTTCGCGACTAAAATTTGCTCACCCTTCGGCCCGTAGGTAGACACACTGAAACCGTTGTCTGCTTCGGTAATCCGGACAGAGCGTTTTTCGTTATTGCTGACCGTCGGCTGCGGCGGTGCGCTTTTCTTGCGACTGGTTGCTTTCTTTTTAGTTACCATCTTGCATCCCTCCTATTAACTGCGGAATCTCGGGCTCGTGAAGCTCGCTGAGTATTGACAATACCTCGCGGCGGATCTCGGTCTCCGATTCCTGCGTTTCTTTATAAAGTTTTACTAATGCAACTCGCGTTTCCAGCAAGCCGCGTTGTTGCTTGATTTCCTCGGTTTTACTTTTTTGCAAGATAAGCTGCATCTGTGGCGGCATTGGCGGCTGAAACGGCTTCTCGCCTTCCCGAGGTTCGGCCATACCGGGCGGCAGGGTTTTACGCAGGCGGGCGGCCAGCCGCTCGGACTGTACACCGTCAATGCCCTCAACGATGATGTCGGCACCGACTTTGCCGATTGCCGGCACAGAATTGATAAGACTCATCAGCTGTGCCGAGGACTCCTGGCGGGCAGTCGCATAGGACGGCCCGACGGTAACCACAACCTCGTACTTACCGAGGGTAATGTCGTTAAACTTGGCCGAGTCGCCTTCCTGCTGATACATGCGCGTCAGTTCGGTAGTGTTCATACCTTTGTAGGTCGTCGGGTT